CCAATAGCTAAAAATAAATTGCCTATTGTTCCCGTTGCGGTTGTTTGATAGTTTACTGTTTTACTGTCGGGGTCAACAATTACTTTTATTAATTGCAAGTCACCGTCTAATTGCAATACCTCATTAACGTAATATTTTATCTTGCATTTTAATCGAGGGTCAAAAGTAGTTAGCGTGCTATTTAGTTTCCAAATCACTCTAAAGAATAAATCAACATCTTTAGAGTTAAAGTTTATTGTTTTAGAAAATGTTGTATTTCTTTTGCTTGGGTCTTTAACGTCGGCAATTAAATAGCTTAACGATAAAGGTATTTCCTGAATATAACTTACATCATATTCTAAACCAGCTTGGTCATATAATAATACTTTTATGTTAGCCACGCTGTCTAAAGTTTTGGTGAGTGTAATCTAAATCAATTTGATAGTTTCTTAATCTATCGGTGTTCTTAGTAGTGTAACTTGTTTGAGTAACCTTAACGCCTTTGTAAGTTGTTGTGCTGCCAATATCTAAACGTACATCGGTTGAAGTAAATAAGTCTTTATGCAAAGCAAATTCAGTATCTGTTAACCAATCGCTATTTAATTGTAACTTGTCTTGAATGGTTACTGATTGTATCTTTTCAGTATTTAAAGCAGGATCTAAAGTCATAACGTTAGATATTAATGACCATCCACTCTTTCTAAATGAAGTTGTTGTTTTACTACTCGATAAAGTAGCCGCTAAATTGCAATGTAATGTTTCGTAAGAGCCATTAGCTTTTAAATAATGTAAAGTGTAAACCTCGAATTTAGGGTTACATTCTATTGTAATACTTTTTATAACATCATTTGTATCGCCATTCTTAATAACATAACTAGCAACGTTGGAAGTAATGATAGGATATGAGCCACTATTAACGGTAACAAATGGGGCTGTTATTCCTAACAAACCTTTATAGCCTACGTCAATAGCAACGTAATTATCTGAATATAAACCTGTGCCTGAGTCTGGTCTATTTATTGTATAGTTACCTAATAAAGAGCCGGCTGCGTTGTAAGTTAACACATCAATACTGGTTAACTCCCCTACATTTTCTTGACACAAAGCGTATAAATATTGACTTCTATCAATGTATGTTTTAGATGGTAAAATAGTTAAATAAACTAAATTAGGGATTGAACTATCGTAACAAAAGTAGTTAGGTGAATAAGGAGCGATATACTGTTTATCAACTCCTGCATTCCAAGCAATATAATCGGTGTTAGTTCCTGCAAAATAAGTAGGCGTACCAATTACGTCATAAGTTTCACCAACATTAAATCTAAACTCCCTAGTTGCATTAGTACATTTTTTCCAACCGTATAAATTAACAGGAATATAGTTAACCATTAATAGTTGAACATACGCTTGTAAATCCATTACTAACTTATTATTAGGGTCGGGTTTTACTTTGATAGTATCAAAAACATAAGAGTTTGTTACATCGGTTAAAACGATTGTATAATAAAAGTTAGTTTGTCCTGTGTTATTTGACGTTGCCACTACCCAATTCTCATTGTATGCAGGTGTTGGTGACGTTGGGCTGGATTGAATTGTTATTGCCATTTAATATCTGTTACTGTTATTGCTTTACCTATTAATTTTCCCATTTGTTGTGCTAATTCATCTTTTCTACCATCCTCTGTTACTCTATCTATAAAAGGCTTAGGTTTAATTCCATTCTTACCTATTGCCCTTGCTACTATAAAAGCAAATTGTTTCGCTGCTTTTTGGAATGGTAGCTTTTTAACTATTCTTTTAGTAAACCCTTTCTTTTGGTTATAATCAATAGTCATTTGGTAAAGTATCTTAGACGGACTTATTCCGTTTTTAGCCTGCCACTTTTCACCTAAAACTTTTGTTGGCGGTTGCTTACCTTTCTTTCTGCCATTCTCAATATAGTACCAATAATCCTCATTAGGCGTTATTGATATAATCACTTTGTTAGGATAATATTTAACACCCCCAACAAATTCAATCCTTGACGTTTGTACTCTTTCGCCACTTTTAGCACCATCTTTTAAGGCTTTGTCTAATGAAGTCTTTAAATCATTAGCCCATTTAGCCCCAAAGTCATTAAGTAGTTTATCTATTTCTTCGTTGACGTTCAAGTTCTTCAGCTTCCATTTTATTCTTATCTTTAAGATAAGCTAGTTCATTTAATAATCGTATTACACCCCACTCATGCACATCGTCTTCTGTTATTCTATTGGCTTGGGCTACCTCTTTAATTATGTGAATCCATCCCCAAAACTCGACAAACCTCTCTCTCTCAGTTCGGTTTCTATCTCTTTGTTGATTGTCTTCATCGCTTCCACCCCCTCCAAATAATCCAATGTATTTAGATTCCAATTCGCCAATACTTCTAAGCAAAAAAAAACACTTGGTTGAGCTATCGACATTGGGGCTTTTAAGAACTTATCCGCAACCTCAGCGTGTTTATTACCATTGTAATTAAATGATAAGTATTGAGCTGGCTCATAAGTTAAGGCGCAAAGTTCGTGTAACTTATTAGGAAAATAGTCGGGGGCTTCCATTAATGTTTTAATGGTAATGTAACGAGCTACGTTAATATCGTTAACCGTTCGTGATGCTTTGTAAAAGTTACCACCTTGCCAAGTAATTAACTTAGGCTGAGGTTTATACTTTACAGACTTTAATAAGCCGCAAGTAAAAGACTTAAAAGATACTTTAGGCTGGATGGGTTTGGTTAAGAATGATAGACTTTTAACTAAGTATTTGTAATGCTTTAGATCTAAATTCTCAACTTCGTCATAAGTTTTACCCGTAAAAAATGATATAATACGGGACCAATCGACCTCACCTTGTAAGTGGGGATAGATGGTTTGGTACTGTTCAATGGTAACTTTATTCCAATTAAAAGGTATTGTCATATACCTATTAAATACTAAAAAAGTTGATTTGTTTTAAGCAAATGAATATCTGCCTGAACCTTTATTTATCTTATTAAGAGCAACATAACGGATAGCATCAATAGTGTGATTGTTAAAATCAACCGGCACGTTTTTACCATCAATCCATTTATAACTTCTAAACTCTTTAATTGTATAAGTTGACCGCCTTGTTATGTTTATTTTGAATTGCTTTAAAGTATCTATTGAATTACGAATACTATCTGGTCCTTTGTTAGCCCCCTCAATATTAAAACCTGCCCTTGTTAAGTCTTCAATACTTTTAGGCTCAGCACTATCGGCAACTATTGGCATGGCTCTTGTTACGCCTGCCTTGTTTAGTTCGTTGGCAATATCGCTATTTGTTAATCCTGTACGATATAACAGCTCATCTATGTATATCTCGCCATTATATCTAAATACTTTTATAACGGTTGTAGGGTCTTGCGTGAACCCAAAATCCATTCCAATTCCAAGTAACTCAGCACCCAAAGGAATGTCATCTACAATATCAAAGTTTCTAAAGACTAAGCCCTCTATTTTACCAGTCATGCCACGTGCATAAACCTTAAATAGTTCCATGTCTTTAAAGCGTAACCCCTCTATTTTATCACGTATCTTTTGAGCAACGAATGGATTGTGCCGGTGGTCACTAATAAATAGTTTAACGCCATCCGTACCTATTAAGTTTTCATGCACCCAAAACTCAGCATTGGGATTGTAGTCAATGTAAACCTGCTTACGAGTCCGCATATACAATTCATTAAATATATCGTAAGTTATGCCCTGAGCTTCGTTTATAAATAGATAGTCACGTTTACCCGACTTTGCACCTTGAGCGGTCTCATAAGATTTAAACTCCATAACTGAGCCGTTAGCAAATTGAAATATACGGTCTGTTCGATTGTAGTCTGCTATCTTAGTTCTAAGTACTTCGCTATTGTTATAAATATCTAAGGCATCACGTAAAGCACCTGCCTTTAAGTTAGGTATTGATTCACCAACTACTGTAATAACAATAGGGGATTGAATGGCTTTAGTGAATAAGACTTGTAAAATAGAATAGGTTTTTCCTGAGCTGCTCCCGCCTTGGTTTACGAGTACGTCATCAGTTGCAAAGTAGTTGGCTTCATATAGGCAGGATGTTTTAAACACATTA